CATATTCTAGCACTCGCTCAGAGACTTGGCTAACAGCCATGTCGAGGATTCGAACTTCCTGCGACCCGGTGTAGCGTCGCGCTACTTCAGGTCGAGGAGTGGAGTTGTAGACTGCGGGGAGGAGGGTTTCAGTATTGGAGTAGAGGATGTTGAAAGGTGTTTTGACTGAGGTAAGGGACTGGTCCCCACCGTCATTGTCCTCTGCTTCGTAGATTTGAACGACCTTGCGGGCGTCAGACAGCCACTGCTTTTCTAGCTGCTTTTGGCGCTGTTCTACAGCACCGAATACTTCTTCCGGCTTTCTGGCCGCCATTCTTAAGCCCTCTCAGCTTCAGCCATGAGCCGTTTCTTCCGATTCATGGCCAGCAAGTCGTTAAAGGTTAACTGACCCGGCAATTTGGGCATCAGGATACCCTGGGCTTTAGACTTGTCACGTACCACGGGTCGAGCCATGCAGGCGTAACGGGTTTCGTCTGCAGCATGGTCCTCACCATCGGTGTCCAGGTCTTCCAGGTTCTTTTCCTCGTGCTGCAGAGTGGGAAGGGTCCTGATCGTATCGTCGCAGGTTTCCATGAAGTATAGCTGGGGGCCCTCGGCATCACCTACAAGCCTTGTCCGGAGCTGAACCCATCCAGGCACACGCTTGTTGTCTGCCCTGGAGAAGATCACCCCCCGCTTCATGAACTCTTCTGCGATGGAGGGCCCACCATCCTTGATGAAGATTGCCGGGTCCGCAACGCCAGACCGCACACGAAGACCATATCGGCGTTCGAGGGCTTCGTCTCGAGCTTTGATCCCTTCAGCCACTGCCCCAGCATCGAGGCGTAGGCCAGTATTCGGCTTTTCCGTGCATCCGTACCATTCATCGATCTTCACCAGCGCCCCGCGGGGCAATCCCCAGGTTCCATCACTCATCACGTACCAACCGCAGGAAAAGGGCTTGGCATAGCCCCAGTCAAACGACCTGTAGCAGTAGGAATGGGGAGGAATCCGCTGGAGCCATTCGTAGGGCAGAACATGCTTGACCGAGTCCCACTCGGAGAAGAACGCTCCGTCGATTATGTCCCAAAGGCCCAGGAGCCAGGCCTCTACCAGCTGCTTAGAGCCCTGTTGCTGCAGTCGCGCCGCGTACAATGGGTCATTCCGCATGCAGGCTTCGTTATCCGACAGCTTCGAGGGGATGAAAACCCGCTCCAGCTCCATTTCCTGGTGCGTGAAGGGATTCATGAACTTTTCGACGATGATTTTCCAGCCCGCCGGGTCCGGATCAATATAGCGCTTCTTGACCCAGAGATGCCCAGGACCACCTGGATTGCCCGTGAGCCGGAGGCCGACTTGGAGCCCTTCCTTGGTGGTTCGGAGGGTGGCCCGGAGCTTGTCTATCGGGTCAGGGAAGGGGAAGTTCGTCGCTTCTTCCACATAGACCCTGGTGTAGCTGTGCCCTTGATACTCCATCGCGTCGGAGTCTCGCTCCAGGTACCTGAACAGCAGCCTAGCGCCCCCCGGCATGATCCATTCGGACTTCTGCTCGTTGTACTTCGCTCCAATAGGGGTAAAGACCTGTTTGCTCCGGGCAATAACCTCCGAGAGCTGCTTGAACTTGCGACGGACAAAGATTCCCGTCGCGTGCTGGCCCCATTGGTTCGAGTGTTCCAGCCAATCCCCCACCGAACCCTCTGTTTTCCCGCCTCCTCGAGCCCCACCATAGAAAATCTCGAAGACCGGACAAGCGATCAGGGCCGTTTGCGGCCCTGGGTTCGGACTCCAAATAACTGACTGATCTGTCACAGAGTCATTGCGGCGGGTTTGTAACCAGGAGCCCAGGTGAAAGCCTCTTGTGGAAGCCGTAACCTGTCACCATCATCATAAAGCGCGTAGACCACCTTTTCGTGCAACGCCCAGCAACCTTCTACTGTCGTCCCACGGAGGCTAGGCTCAATCTGTGGGTGCTTGCCGACCAGAAAAGTGGTCCTTTTTGCGCCCTCAGGGCACTTCCCCTGATCCTCAAACAAGGTGACGACATGCCCGGCTATGGGATGTTCGACAGTGGCGATGGACTGGGCAGCAAGCGGTGTTGCGCACCCAGCGAGAACTAAGACTGCGATGGCTCTGAACATAGTTGGCCTTCAGGTGTGTAGGTAGTTGCCCACTCCCTGGATGAGGCTGCTTTGGGCGGGCAGACAGCCACATAGTTGTTCACCGTGAGCCCGGCCTTGGGGTCTTTGGCCCCGTAGCCGAGTGCGCGGGCGGTTACTTCCAGGATCTTCACCAGGCCCTTTTGGGGCACCATGTCAATGGAAACGTCCTGTTGGAGCTTATCCATCGCAGAATGGGCGAGCGCTGTGAATTTTTCATCCAGCGACATCATGATCTGGGGGTCAACTAACTCCTGTTTACGCGCCGCGAGGCGTTCCTTGAAGGCATCGCTACTCATTACTTGCGACACCCAGGCAGGGGTATACCCAAAGTGGAAGCCTAGCTCGTTTTGGCTGATGGCGGGCTGGGCAATAATCAAGTCGATCATCCCGTCGTGGGTGTAGTTGATCTTCTTGATGGCTACTGGATTGGACATGGAGGCTCCAAGTTGTCTGCGTAAGCATACCATCGGGCGGGCGCGGGTCAATAAGAGTGGTTCCAGCAGCCCGCCGACATATGGAACTAGTACAAACAGGTTATTGTGCCACAGAATTACATTTCGTCTGGATTGCGGGTCAGTTAGATCGACCTAAAGGTCGACTCGGCGCGGGACTCCAGGTCGGGAAGGTACCCCCCGGTGCCTTTTTAAGGCATAGGTGCCCACTTCTATCACAAGTGTAGCATGGTGTGCTGCAGCATGCAATAGCGTGTATGCGGTATATACCTGCGCGGATAATAAGCCGATACTGTTCATATGCGGCGGGCGATTGTGCCTGCCCTACAACAGGAGGTATGATGAAACAATCTCTATCAATCGTGCCGGTCGGTACGAAGCTGCAATGGGTGAACCGCGCGGATCAGTCCGTTGCGTTCGCGTTCGACACAGCCAGCGTTTCTAATGCGGTGCGCGATGCGGTCTTCGCGTATGGCGTGAAGCAGATCATCAGCGACGGTGGCGCGGTTGGCGTTAACGTACCGATGAGCGAGCGCATTGCCAAAATGGCGAAGCGCGCCGAGTCCCTGGTCGATGGGACATACGGGCAGCGCCAATCGTCCGGCGGATTAGGTCAACATGCGGCGCTGTACCGGCTTTGCGTGGAATTGGAACTAATCGCGGACTCAGAAGAACGTCGCGCCACGTTCAAGAAGTTGCCCGCCGCCGCAATCGCGAAGCTCTATGCCCGCGAGATCCAGGTCGAAGTCGATGGGATCGAAACGACTACCACCATCGCTGATTACCTGTCGGAGGGCGCCGAGGACTTCCTGGCCTAGGGTTTAGGGGCGAAAGCCCCTTTTCCTGCTTCTAGTCCCTAGGGCTAACCCTAGAAGTAGCTTGGGCTAAGCCTTAGACTAAGCCATGTGTGGCAGAAACGGCGACCACCAGCCTCCCAAAATGAGTGAATACATTCCTTCCTAGATTTTTTTTTTTAAGCTTTATGAAGCCCTGTGGGAGGGTGTGTTGAGGGCGAAACGGCGACACATGGCTTAGTCCAGGATTAGCCTCTGCTTGGTCCACGATTAACCCGAACGATTGCAGCCTGTGGTATGCTGTGGCATCGCGTCGAAATGGCGCTGGGAAGGGGTGAAAAATGGCTTATGCGAAGACGAGTGCCAAATACCCGCCGCAAATGCTGGATGCGGTGCTGCAGATTGGCGCAGATGAAATGGCAGTGGTGACGATCAAGTGCCCGACCGAGCAACTGGCGAAGAGCCTTTGTAGCAGGTTTTATGCGCTGTTCTCAGCGGTTTCCAAAGAGATGCGAGAAGCGAGGATGACTGGGAAAGGGCCAGTGCCCGCGGACTTGCAGGAACTGCACGGATCTTGTGATCTTGTCATCCCGCGAGTTGAGGGTGCGAGCGTGGTGCTGAAGAATAAATTTAAGGATTTTGCGAACACTTTTGAAGTGGTGCTGTCCAGGGCAGAAGGAGAAACGCCCGCGACTTTGACCATGCAACAGGCTCCTCCGGTGGTCGCCCGCCCACAAATACCTGTAAGCGAGAAAGCCCAAGGCTATGGTGCGAAGTCTGTCGGAATGACAAAAGAACAGGCGGATGCGCTCGTGGCCAAGGCAAAAGGGCTGCTGAAAGAATGAAGTGTGCCACACCATGATCCGACGAACGGTCGGGACAGCAGCCACAAAGCGCTTGACACCTGGGAATCGGGCGATCATAATTGCGCCACGGATTCGGAAATCAGTTCTGCAATCCGCCCAACCTGAAACCTTTCGAAAGGGGTATTAATCCAAATGAGTGAAACAACGCAAGTCCAGATGGAAGACGGATCAGTTGTAGAATTCACTGAGAAGATGAAGGTCAAGAAGCAATCCTTCATTGACAGCAACTCTGGGGACCTCGTAACCAAGTTTGTCTTCCGTAATGGTGCAGTTCGGACCCATGTGACCGCCGCAGATGACGCGATGGTGGCAAGGCTGGCGCTGCACGGTGCGGACCAGAAATTCGGTGACGAGTTTGCGGGACTGGATGATGTCGAAGATTGCATCCAGGCCTTCGAGGAAATGTCAGCGCGTATCGCTAGAGGTGAGTGGAGCGAGAAGCGTTCGAGCGACGGACT